TCTGTCGGGGACTGCCATTTAAGCTCTTGTTTTCTTATATTCGTCTGGGGTTAGTGATTCTACAGTGAGAATCGGTGGTAATTTAGCCTCTGCAAGCCGCTTGTGGGCTTGTATAGCCTTAGATACGCGCTCAAATGTTCGGTGGGGTTCTTCGTTGGCTGATTTGCCTATTTGTTCTAAGATGCCGTCAATGATTTCTGTGTATGATTCAGGCTTATCCTCTAGCTTTCGCTCTTTTGCTGTTTCTCGTACCCAGTCATCAACCTCTTGTATCTCGTCTTTCATTTCAGCCGTAGGTGAATCCCAAAAGGTTTGCATATCGAAGTGTGTAACTGCGTATGGTTGGCCCTTGAGTTCTTTGTTGAGGTAGATACTGTCTTTTTTAACCGATAGAACCTCGTTACTTGAGGTTTCTTTAGATGCAGGCAGAAAGCCCTCATAGGGGTCTACGGGAGCCTCTGCTGCGTTTCTAAAGGTTGAATCCACTACACGCCACCTACTGAAATGCCGCCAGGTGCAGCGTCAATAGATCGGCCATTGTTAGCCATACGAGCGCGGTCAGATTCTTGTGCTACGCGCATACGTTCTTGAAGTTCTTTTGCGATGTCCTCGGGTACTTCTACTTTGCCGGTGAAGGTGATTTTTCCATCAACTACTTCCCATCCAAGTGCTTTACCATTAGTCATCATTGGTCGGTCAAGAATAAGCGTTACTAGCTTTTCTTTTGTTTCTTTGTCTGCCATTTTTTCATCCTCCTATGGATTGTGTTACAGGTTTATATGGCCACTTGTTGCCCTTACTTGCGTTGCAGGAGCGACATATTGGGCGAAGGTTTGCTGGCCAGTTCGTGCCACCTTTGGTGAGAGGTATAACGTGGTCAATCTCTCGGTAAGGTGCTTTACATATCCAACAAAGTCCACCGTAGTATTCGATTCTTGCCTTAACTTGTTCGAGTGTCGCTGTGCCTTTGGCTTGAGCTTTACGAGCGCGGTAGGCGATAGTTCTAAGCGTTATCGAAGGTCTGTTGTTCAGGTTATAAAGCCTCTGTTCCTCTTTGTGCTTAGCTCTGCCTATCTCTGTTGCGCGGTAGGCTCTTTGTGCTTCTAGTTTGCGTATTCGGTTTTCTTCAATTGAGTAGTATTCTTTTTGACGCTGGTTTTTACGAGTTCTGGCTTCTTCGGGTAAATGCTTGCCATATACGCGCATTCTAGCCTTAGTGCATTCTCGGCAGTACGGATAAAGTCCGTCTGGTCTTTTAGCGTCCTTGTAGAACTCTGCTCTTTGTTTGGTTAAGGTACATTTTGGGCATCTTCGTGTTTCCATATTTCCTCCGATAAATGGGCTGGGGGTGATTGCTCACCCCCTCGCTTCAATCAGTAAAACTAATTAAATGCGCTGCCGGTCTCAATTCTTACCATGAAGTTGTTGTTCAAGATCACTGCCTTGAATGCAACCTTCCAACCGATTGTGCGGCGTTGGTGTAGTGGGTCAGAAACGCCACCAGGTGCTTCAACGTAAGTTTCAAGGTTTTGTAGAGTTGACATCGCGTAAGCGTTGCGGCCAACAAGGTAGCTAGTGTGAACAGTAGTCGTGCTAGCGATTGTTGGGATTACGTTACTGCGGCGTACTTCGATACCAAACCAAGTACCAAGAACTGCACCACCTTCGTAACTTTCGCCAGTCTTAGCAGTGTTGCCAAACTGTGCAGCAGTTTTGAAAGTTGAGTCAGCTAATAGGTCTTGTTCTACGCTTGGGTCAACAAACAACACGAAGTTGCCGTTTACCACTGGGCGAGCGCCGTTTACACGAAGTGTCTTTAGGGCTTTTTGTAATACAGTCGTTGTAAGTACGTCAGTTACAGCTAATGCTGCGCGTGAACCTGCTGCACCACCGTATTGAACGGTTGTACCAGCTACTAGAACTGTGTTGATTTGTGTTTCGATTGTTTCGTTAGCTTGCTCACCAAGTAGCATTTCTAACTGACCAACAACAGGGTGTTTGACAGTTAATTCTGCGATGTCAGTAAGAGTAACGAATGCACCCCACTGGTCTACAACTGCGGTTACAGCAGAGTTAGATACAGTAGTGTCTGAAGGAGTTGTACCTTCTGTTAGAACAGCACCAGGAACAGCTAGACGGCTGTACTGTGTAAAGCTGATAGTCTTTGAGCTGTTGCTTGGGATGTTTTCTTTGTAAGCTGCTGTTTGTAGAACTGCATCTTTAGCGTTGATGTCCAAAAGACGTTTGCTAAAGTAAGTCTGCAAATCAGCGGCCAATGTTGTGGTTGTTGATGCGGCCATTGTTTTGTCCTATGTCTAACAACTGCCCTTTTTGTGTTAGAACTTAAAGTCTGCCAATTTCTCTTTGAGGTCTGCCATAGGGTCGCCCGATGATGGGGTTACTTGGGTAGTCCTGCTCTGAGGTTCGGCACTTGCAAGCATCTTTTCGGCGCTTGCTTGTGCCTTTACTCCTGCCTTTGATTGGGCGGCTCGGAGTATGTTGGCTTGTCGTTTGTAAAAGTCGTACGGTAAGGTTTTGGCGCTTAAAGCAACTACTCCGTCTTTGTCGTACTGCACATCTGCAAACTCGTCATATAGTGCTGCAACTTCTTTTGCGTGTTCTTCACCAACAAACTCTGGGCTTGATGGGTTGAACTCTGGGAAGTCCTGCAAGATACGGCTTACGTCTTGTGCTATACCGGTATTCAGTTGTGAGATTTGGTTTATTGTTCTATCTCGTTCAACCGATTCCTTTAATGCAAGAATCTCTGCACGTTCTTCTGAATAACCAGCCTCTACATAGTCTTGCTCTGTATTGGTTTGTAGTTCTTCGAGCGATTGGATGTATTCGCGCATTTGGCGGTTTTCGTTAGCCAATTGCCTGATGCGAGTATTCGCATCCTTACCTTTTGTGGGTTCTGCTTGCGCTTCTTCCACCGGTGCGTCTGTTTCTGCTTCCTCCTCAGTAGATTCGGTAGCATCTACTTCTTCACCTTGCGATTCATCAGTTTCTTGCTCTGGGGCTTCTACTGATTCGCTTGCAACCTCTGTGTTCTCAACTGTTGTCGATTCAGTTTGGGTAGTGGGTTGTTCTACCGCTTCGTTTACGACTTCGGCTTCCTCTGCCATTGTTTCTCCTTAGTTGTTTACACCTTAAAGTGGTGATTCTAGGGTTCTGAGATGCGCCCTATGCCACCGGCTCGGAGGAACTCACCGGCAGCATACGAAGCACCTCTATTTGCTAAAGGTCATAGTCTCCAATTCGTTACGCTTGGCAGTTAGTACCTCTCGAACGATGTCGTAGGCTTCTAGCACGGTGGTGTCGGTAATACCTCGTAGCTTTGCTTCTGCTTTCACAGAGGCTACGGAGTCAGTCTTGGCGATGCTTTCGTCAAACCATGCTAGTAGTTCATCTAAGATTGGGTACGCAAGTTGAGCGCGAGATAGTTCGGCGCTGATTTCCTCTTTTTCTGGTTTCTCTGGTACATAAAAGGTTGCGCCATCATTTGGATAAAGGTCTGCCATTACTGATTACCTCCTGCTTGTCGTAATATTTCGTCAATCTGCTCTGGTGGGTAGCCTTCACGCTCTAGCTGTAGGGCTGCTTGAGCTAGTTCTTCTGGGTAGCCAGCTTGTAAAAGGTTCTGCATAATCTGGGCTTCTTCGGGGGTTAGCTCTTGACCTTCTTGGGGCATTTCAGGGCCACCGTCTTGCATTTGTTCTTGTGGCATTTCAGCCATTTGCTGCTCTTGCGCTTGCATTTGTTCTTGCTGCATTTCTTCTGGTGTCTTAATGAGCTTCTCTGCATCTTCTACACCAATTTGGTTAGCAACACGCTTGTTGAGTTCTTCGATCTTGACGGTTGGGAGTAGACCGTACTTAGCTAAGAAGTCTGCCCATTCAAGTAGCTGCATCTTCGACTTATCATCGTCATCTGCCTTAGAACTTGAGGCTTCTACCTCAAAAGCGAACTCATAGTCGTTAATTTCCCCGAAGTGAACTATGACTTTTCCTTCAGGAGTGATGTCGTAAAATGGTGATTCGTACTGTGCAAGCTTTTCTAGCTCTTCATCATCAACTGCGAACTCTCTATCGCCTTGCTGCTCGGCAAAGTAGATGTTTAGTTGGGTGCAGAGAATATCGCTAATCCATTTCTCATAGCGTTTGCGTAGGTAGTTGTCATCAATCGACACAACTTGTTCACGGGCATTCACACCAGCAGAAGTCTTACTAAAGCCGGGGTTGCCTACGGTGGCAGATACAGAAGTATCTTGTGAGCTTGCAAGGTTAAGCATCTGCGATTTGAACAGGCCAAAGTCGTTTGAGAAGTTCGCATCGCCAGAGGTGTCTAGCTTGATTGGTTCAACCGAGTTGTTGGGGTTGTTGCCTAGGTGGATGATCTTATTAGGGATTAGCTGGACTTCTGATTTCTTGACATCACCGCGTACCACTAAAGGTGTAGCAACTTGCATAGCTCGCTTGTATTGGTAGCCTTGTAGTTGACCGTCAATGAAGTTCTGCAAAGGTGCAATCAGCTCAACAACGCCCCGGCCTTCTGGGTTAGATAGGTCGGTATCGTAGTACATACGCTCAACAGGCATCTTGCCGCGTGGGTCTGGGTTGACCTTAGTTCTAACTACTTTGTCTGCATCAACAGCGTAGGTGTAGAATTTAGCCTTGCGGCCTTTTTGGAAGGCGTGTACTAATTGGATAGCTTTAACTTGTATGCCACGATCTTCGTCTGCTTCGGTTGAGTCTTGGCCGTCTTTTTGCTTTTGGTGTTCTTTAACTTCTTTGAGGGCTTCTAAGTCCCAAGATGATTCGTACTTCTCGCCACGCTTCTTAGCGCTCTTGGCAAGCATTTGTTCTTTTTCAATAATTGCGTCTATGTCAGATGGTTGATACCACGAACGTAGAAATACAAAGTTACACTCTGAGAATGTGCCTTTTCCGTACTCTAGAAACACATCACGGGCAAAAGGAATACGGAAGTCTGTACCAATGTAGCCATCCATAACGTCAAAGAACACAAACCCGTCTGCGCGGCCATAGGTCATTGATCTACCGATAGCTTGCCAACTCTTACCTATGAATGAATCTTGGGTGTTGTTATGAGGGATAATCTCGTTAGTAAGTATCCAGTTTGATAGGCACTCTAGGCCTTCATCATCTGCGAGGCTTACAACACCACTAGGGACTTGCTGCACAACACGTTTAGGAGTAGCACGAACAATACCGGCGGTAGTACCGTCAGTAGTTTGTGGGTAGTTCTTATCTATATCAGGGTGAGGGTGGTTATTCGCAACACGTTCCCACTCGTCAAAGGGTTTCCAAAGGGTGCGGTGGTGTTTTTCACTTGCTGCCCACGCCGATTTAATGTTTTCAGGAGTTAAAAATGCCAAGTCCGTTACACTTCTGCTTGCGCTGGTCGTGTTTAGACTTGGCTATTGCTAGCATATATTATAGCAAATTATGCTTTTGCAGTCCAACATTTCACGATATACATACCTTTTGTGGTGTTATCTATGAAGAAGGAGTGTCCATCATCTTTGTGGTCTTTACGAAACTTTATAAACTCTGAGAGTATCTGGTCATCATTGTGTACCATGACCCTGTGCTGGAACTCAGTCTTAGTTGATACTTCTTCCCAGTTGCGGATAGTAGTTTCAGTTTGCTCTACGCTGCCGTCTGGGTGTACTCGTGTTAGTAGTTCTTTGCCGTAGCCAAATAACATAGTAGCTCCTTTATAAATGTTTCTTTATGTATTCGTTAAGTAGTGCTTCGTTAGCAGCGCAGTGTTTACAGTCTTGAAGATAGGTCAGGTCTTGCAGTGTTTTCTTGAGCGCAAGGCGATATAACGCCATCACTATAGGCCAATCCATTTAGTACCATCCTTTGAAGTTACCGCTTGTTTGTGTGTCATCGTCATCGTCATCAGTGGGGCGTAAGCCCATAAACCCATATAAAGTAGCATCCATAGCGTGGTCGTTGCCATCTTCGGGGTCGTTGAGTATCTTGCCGTCTTTATCTTCTTTATGTAGGTAGCTTAGGTATTCACGCCAGATGTTAGCACTTCGTTTGGTAACACTTATCTTCTGTTGGCCTACAAAGTCGATACCGTACTGCTTAAAGGTCTTTTTATTACCTAGTGTGTCATTACCGCCTACCTTCTTTACACCAAGTATGTTCACGCCACTCATTCGGAGTTCATCTATTGACTTCGGTTCGGCTGAATCACCAATCACTAAGGTGTTGGGGTTACTGAGGTTGTTAAGTACAGCAGCAATCTCGTTGTTGTGCATACCCTTACGGTAGAGTTCTTCGTCTAGGATATAGCCACCGTTGTAGTAGTAAATCCCGACTACTGCTGTAGGGTCGTTCTTATAGCCAAAGTCCAGCCCCCTGCGTTCTAGTCGGGCTTCGTGCGGTACGTCATCTACTTGTACCCAGTTGGAGTAGACTCTACGTTCTAGTGAGTTCGGTTCACCGAGCCACTTGTGTTTGTAGAGTGCGGGGCGGTTAATACGGTCATCTTCTATTTCTTGTTTGATAACATCAGGCAACCAGCCGTACTTCTCGGCTATGTCATAGTTGGCGTGTATGACTAGTGTGTTAGGTCGGCCTTCAAGCACTAATCGTTTGTGTACTGGATCTTCTTCGAGTAAACGGTTGTAGGTATAGATAATCTGACTGCCCGTCTTACGAATAGTCGGAGTAAGCACTTCTAGTGAGGTGGTAGATACAGTCTGGGCTTCTTCAATCCAGGCTATGTCGATGCCTTCTGTTGATTTCACCGATTGCTCGTTGTGGTGTAGCCCCTTAAAGAGAAAGTCTGAGCCGTTGATGGTGTTTACGATAGTCTTGTCGGTTACTTTAAAGTCAGTCAGTTCGTATTGTTTAATTAGGTCTGATAGTAGCTGGTGGGATGAGTCGGCTATAGAGTTCTGGAACTCCCTAAAGCAAGCAACACGGGTTTTCTTCTGTCTAGCCCTTATGAGTAAGGCTCTGGCTACTGTGTGGCTCTTTAGTGAGTAGCGGCCGCCGTATATAGATGCTTCTCTCCAGTCGGAATCGAACAGACGCTTATATTCAACAGGTATTTCAATAGTCATAGCGTTATGTCGCTTTCTACCTCGTTGCCCCAACTATCCCAACCGTCAGCCTTTTGTCGTGCGAACAGTTCTATTCTTGGTAAATCTCCCATAAGCTCTACAATCCTATCCCTAGTTACGTTAGGCTTCTTTGAGTGGGCTTCTATAGGGGTGTCTATAATCTGTCGCACTGATGCACTAACACGCTGAGGCTTACCCTTTGTGGCTATGAGGCATAGTTCAGCGTTGGCTCTTGTCCAACGACCCATACCTATAAACCAACTTGGAGATACTTTATTCTTCTTAACCCATACGAAAGCACAGGTCTTGTATTCAAAACCCCAATCTTTTATTAGGTCAAAACACTCGTTTAGCTTAGGCATAGTTACCCACATAAACAGGGCGCATGATTCGTCTGCTAGTTCCCTTACTGGTAACTGCGATAGTTCTACCCCCCCCATTACGGGGTATTTGCATATAGCACCACGATTGCCAGCTAGTGCCTTGTCTTTATAGCTCCAAGGTGGGTCTGCGTATATGATTTGGTATTTATTGTTTGTTGCCATTGTCCACAAACTTTACGAGTAGGGTGCTTAGGTCTTTACCGTTTGATGTTATGTCTGTTTTCTCACTGAACTCTGCATCTGTTTTGGCTACGAACTTAGTTATATCTGCTTGTACTTTCTCATCTGTCGAGTCTAGTAATTTCTTTAGATTTGTCTTTGCTTTAACTACTAATTCGTCTTTAGTAACCGCCCCTACATTTCCTGATACCCAGTCTAGTGTCTTGGCTCTCATGTTATCTGCAT